CGACCCATTGAGACTCGCCTCCGGAATCCGTGACCATCTTGTTAAAACCGGGCTTGAAATTTAGTTTTTGTAGCATATAACCTACTATATAATACTTATGAATATAATGAAAGCGAGAATAATTTGGTTTCCCGAACGTCTATCATACATAGATTTTGACTCATTACAAGATAAAATAGAATGGAATCAAGAGCATTTAGAGACTGTTCGTAAATATATGAAAGAAGATGGGTTGTTATTTCCCGCTGTATTTAAAGATGATGAAATACATTGTGGCCATTACAGATTTAAAGTAGCAAAAGAAATGGGTTATGATGGTATTGAAGCTTACAAAGTCAATACCTATAAAGAAGTTCTGCAATTGACTAATTTTAGTGAATTGTGTTATAAGCACTACAAAGAATATAAAGATAAAAAATACTTATAAAAATGTTAATAAATAAAGATGAATTTTCTTTAATTAAAGAAAATAAAGTTTGTTTAATAAAAAATTTCGTTTCCTTAGAAAATGAATATGATTTTAATTTTATTAGCAAATTAATAGAAGAAAATAATCTTATAGTCGGATCTAAATCGACCATAGGTAATCTAAGAGATATATTACAGATATATAAAGTAAGTAATTGCTTAAAACAATTTAAAACATTTTTTGATTTTTTAAGAAAGATGTTTAAATATTCTTTTGATGAAAGAGATGAAGTAGACTTGTTTCTTAGTTTTACATCTCAGGTAGGAAATGCACATGTAGATACAGAAGACGTTTTTATATTAGGTTTAAAAGGTAATTCTATTTATAGAGTTTATGATATTAAAAATAAAGATTATCAAATAAATAAAGGAGATTTAATTTTTATACCAAGAGGTATAAAACATAAAGTAATTAGTTTAACTCCTAGAATAAACGCATCTATTGGATTCCATGGTAAAAGATTATATGAATAAACCAAATCTATATTTTGTAAAAGGAGGACTAGGCAAACAAATTGCATTTACTGCAATCATTGAAGGACTTTTTGAAAAAATACAAAATAAAATTTGCATACATAGTAATTACTATCCTGTATTTGCAAACCATCCTAAAATAGCTAAACAAATTTTATATTATAATTATTTTCTTTCTGAAAACGCACAATCATATTATAAAAAATATAATCAAATTTCTTCAGCAGACCCTTACTGCACAGATTTTTTAAAAGGTGATAAACATTTAATAGACTCGTTTGCAGAATTGTATGATGTTAAAAATTATATAAAAAAACCTGATTTATATATAGATGAAAATTTAGAAAAACATTTAAAAAAAGATATTCTAAAATTAAACAAATTTATATTAGTTCAATTTTATGGAGGAGGAAGTAGGGATTATCACTATGGACAAGAAGTTGTAAATCTTTTAATAAAAAAGTATCCTTCTATAAATATAGTAAATATGAGAAATAGTAATCAACCTAATCTTTTAGGTTGTGTTAATATGTTAAATGAAAGTTATGAGGCCTTTATTATTTATGCTAAATATTGCATTAGTTTTTTATCTATAGATAGTTGTCTAATGCATATGTGTTCTAATAGACATTTTAATAAAAAAGGAGTATGTTTATGGGGCACTACTTCTTCAAAAATGTTTGGATATGAACAAAATATAAATATATGTTCAGATTATCCAGATTCTAATGAAATAGAGCCTAAACTTGTTTTAGAAAAAATGGAGGAAATATTAGATGAGTTATGAGTCATTAACAGAAGCAATTAAATTTCATGCTGCAAATCAAAATAATTGGATTGGTGAAGCATTAGCAGAATATAAACATAATATATTTAATTTAATAAAAGAAAATAATATTAAAACCATTTTAGATTATGGTTGTGGTAAAGCAAAATTTCATTCTATTTTATTTAATAATAAAAAGGTACCTGGATCACCTATGGGCCTAAATGTAACTCCATATGATCCTGCAGTTACACAATTTTCAAATAAACCAACGGGTCAATATGATTTAGTTTTATGTATTGATGTAATGGAACATGTTCAAGAAGATAAAATTGATGAAGTATTAAAAGATATATTTACTTACAGTAACAAAGTATTTTTAACTATAACTTGTTATCCAGCTACACAAATATTGACTAATAATAAAAATGCACATTACACTGTAAAAGAACCAGGGTGGTGGAAAGAAAAATTAGAACCTTACAATGGTAAATATATAACAATATTTCAAACAAAACCTAATAGAGGCGGTGATGTAGTTAATAAAGAAGAATGGAAACCAAATAAAACTACATTAAAAAAATTAGATAAAAACGATAAAACATTAGATGAAACTCAAAAAGAAAAAGCAGAATTATTGAATGATTAATTTTTTACAAAAATCTAAATTAAATGAGAGTAAAAATAGTCTTACTATTACTTATCCTAGAACAGTTGACATCATATTTGGTAACTATCCTTACATAGACATAATTAATAATTTAATAATAGAAATAAAAAATAATTTAAATTCTAATTTAGAAAACTATACAAACGTAAAAGGTAAAATGACTGATTGGAATTATTTTTTAAAAGATAAAAATAAAAATTTTTATCATTTTATGAGTTATATAATAAATCAAAATCAATCAGCATATCCTCGTATGTTTGAATATTTTTATGAAAAAAATACAATACTAGAAGCTTGGGGTAATAAACTAGAAAAAGGAGATAGTGTTAGTGCTCATGTCCATCACCATTATCATGGTATTCTATATTTAACAGAAGGTTCTGATTTAGAATTACCTGAGTTAAATATTAAAATAAAACCTAGTCCTGGTAATTACTATATATTTCCTCCAGAAATTGTGCATAAAGTTAATATTTCTGAAAGTGAAAAAACTAGATATAGCTTAATTTTTAATATTATGTTAGATAGTTTTGCATACGAAAATAAATTAAAAAATGGAAAAGAAAGTTAAAATAAAAAATTTTATTGGTATTTATGATAATTACATTCCTAAAGTAGAATGTGATAAAGCTATAAAACTATTTGAAGATCAAAATAGATTTAATAATACTCTTAATAGGGTTCAGTTTGAAAACGCTAGTCCTGTATTTAAAAAAGACACTCAACTTTTTTTACAATCTAATAATATAGATCTTTGGTATAATGATTTAAAAAATATAATGGTTAATTTTGATTTAGCTTTAAAAAATTATGAAAAACAAACTTCTATAAAAGAATACTTTGGTCTCGATAATCACCATTATGGAAGCATAAAAATTCAAAAAACTTTACCTACTGAAGGATACCATGTTTGGCACGTTGAACATGGTGTTGGTTATGATAATGAAAAAAGATCTCTTGCTTATACTATTTATTTAAATGATGTAGCTAAAGGTGGAGAAACAGAGTTTCTACATCAATCAGTTAGGGTTAAACCTAAAACAGGTAGAATAGTTATTTGGCCTGCTGGTTTTCCATATGCTCACAGAGGTAATCCACCTCTTTCCGGTAAAAAATATCTTATAACATCTTGGATGATGTTAAGACCTTAATAATTGATTAAGAAGTGTATGAAGTAGGTCTTGAACCTTTTTCAGATTCTTCTCTAGGATCGTTATCCCAATCAGCTTGTAATTTAAGTAAATACTCTGCATCCCATTTACTAGAAAACTGATTAATATCTCCAATATTTGCATCAGCAAATGATGAGTGTGGAGTTGTGTCTCTATACTCTACTTCATCTGAAGTGACTGAGTTTCCATATTGAATTGCCCAAATGTTAGAAAATTTAGATTGATTCCAAAAAGCATCATCACCAACTTTATAACCTATGCCTTCTGATGCTCCTTCGGCAAAATTTTTTATAACTGTTCTATCGTCAAATATTATTGTCCAATTTGCATTAGTAGCCATTTTATCTCCTAAGTTTTAATAATATAAATTACTGTTAAATATGGTTGAACAACTGAAGTTGCATCACCTGAAAAAGTTGCACTCATATTGTGGGAATGTCCCGAACCTGAACCTGAATTGTTTGTAGGATATTGTGCAGACATACCATTCCAAAATACGTTTCTAAAACCATTTCTTGCATCTGAAGGTGAATGTACATTATAGTAAGTCCAAGTGTGACTGTGGGAAGCAAGTTGTGCTGTTGATAATGAAGCGTTTGCTGTTGAACCACCAACGTTTCCAGTCGCAGTTACAGTATTTGCTCCACCAGTTGAAGCTAAGTTTTTAGTTCCTGATTTTCCAACTGCTACGTTATCTTGTAAGTCTGGTACATTGAAAGTTGTTGAACCATCACCTGATCCGTAAGTTGTACCAACG